TAAATATCATAGATACTTTGTTGATCTTAAAATCACAATGAAAGATGGTAGAACAATTCTGGTTGAAATTAAACCAGATAAACAAACAAAGCCTCCTACTACTAGAAAAAGAACAAAGAGACATATCTCAGAGTCTCTTGAGTATGTTCGTAATCAGTGTAAATGGAAAGCAGCATCTGAATACTGCAAAGATAATGGCTATGAATTTCAGATTTGGACAGAGAACGAATTAAAAAAGATGGGAATGAAATTTTAGTATGACACTCAGGTTCTTTCATGCAGAAAATAGTGATTTAACATATATTCGCACAGCTAAATGTGCAGGCATGACGATGCAAAAAACATTTTTGGATCTATTTAAATATGAGCGTGTCGTTGCTTATCCCGCAGATATGTTATATGCTCAATCAAATTCAACTAAATTTGTTGTTGTGAGAAATCCATGGGATAGACTTGTTAGTCAATATGAGTATTGTAGAAAGCATTACAAAGAATATTCGCTAATGTTTTTTGATGAATGGTTCTTTTTATATGATAAAAGGGTTGTAGCTAGCCTTGCAAATAAAACATGCTTAGAAATATCAAATTTTTATTTAAAGTTTGAAGATTTGCAAAATGAAGTCAACACAAAACTGCCTAATGGCGAAAAGGTAAAACTATCTCATTTCAATGCATCAGATAGAGAATTTTCAAGCTATGAACAGTATTATACCTCACAAGAAATGGTTGATACAGTGGCACAACTAAATAAATATATAATCGAACAAATTGGATACGACTTTTAAATGGCAAGTTTATTTCAGAAGCTAGAGCTAGAAGCATTTAGAGCAGGTATTACTCCTCGCTCAAAAGAATCTATGGCATGGTTTCGCCAGAAAGCTCAAAGACTTAGACCCTCTAGACGGGACTTATTGCGAGACGAAGAACTAAAGCTTCGCAATCGTACCGCTGTTGGTAAAATGTATATGTACTTTTATGATCCAAAAACAAAAGATACGCTACCATACTATGACAGATTCCCTTTGACTGTCATTATAGGTCCAGCACCAAAAGGCTTTTATGGTCTGAACTTGCACTACTTACCTCTAGACATTAGAGCAAAATTTTTAGATGCTTTGTTAGACACACTAACTAATGAGCGCTATGATGACACAACAAAGTTTAGAATTTCATATGACATGCTACAACGTGCATCTAAGCTAAGAGCATTCAAGCCGTGCTTAAAACGCTATCTTAGTAGTCATGTTCGTTCTAGATTTGCTATGGTACAGCCGCCAGAGTGGGAGATTGCTACATTCTTACCAACTGCTGACTTTGAGAAAGCTAGTCTTACAACTGTTTACAAAGATTCACGCAAAAAGATGAGAAGATAAATGGCAAGCATCGAAGACTTAAAAGGTAAGCTCTCACAAGGAGTATCCAGAGCAGATAGATACAAAGTTATTCTACCAGCAGAGTTTGGTGTTGATGGTGAAACAGTCAACACTCTCTGTCGTGCAACAAATATTCCAGGCCGTCAGATTGTAACAAATGAGCGTACAATCGGTATGATGTCACAAAAAATGCCATATGCGTTTTTATCTGAAGACGTTAACTTGACCTTCTTGCTGACACAAGACTATTCAATGAGAACGTATTTTGAAAATTGGCAAAAAGCTATTATCGGCTTTGACACATATGAAGTTAACTATAAAAATGATTATGCAAAAGATGTAATTATTCAACAGTTAAATCATGGTGACAATTCTGTTGTTTATGGCTGTAAACTTATTCGTGCATTTCCTACTACAATGCAAGCAATTGAACTTGGTGATGATGCGCAAAATCAATTAACACAACTTAGTGTACAACTCTCATACACAGTATGGGAACCTGCCTAATAATGGAGAACTAATATAATGGCTTTACCTAAACTTAATGAGTCGATCAAATACACTACAAAAATTCCTTCTACTGGTGAAACAATCAAATACAGACCTTATCTTGTAAAAGAGGAAAAGGTGTTAATGATTGCTCTTGAGCAGGGTGATGAGCAGGGTTCTCTAGAAGCAATTGCAGATACTCTTGAAGCTTGTATTCAAGAGCCTATCACTATTCGCAATCTACCTATCTTTGACATTGAATATTTGTTTACACAGATTAGATCGAAGTCTGTAGGTGAAACTACTACAATTCAGACTAATTGTAAAGAGTGTGATACTCCAAATGAAATCGCTGTAGATATTTCAAAGATTACCATCAAAGTACCAAAGACAGCAAACGCAAAGCTGATTAAACTTTCAAACGAATACACTTTAGAGATGAAATATCCAACTTTAAAAGATATTGCACCAAAATTCAATAAATACAAAGAAGGCAATCAAACAGACCAAGCGTTTGATATGATTGCAGCATGTATTGATGCAGTGCAAACAGCAGATGAGCGCATTGCACTATCTGATGAAAGCGAAGAAGAAATTACAACATTTATTGAATCGTTTTCAACTGATCAATTTATGAAAGTAAAAGATTTTATTGAGAAGATGCCACGACTCAAGCATGATGTAGAGTTTAAGTGTGGCAACTGTGATCATGATAATAAATTAACTTTAGAAGGTACGGCTGATTTTTTTTAGTATGTCTCTCTCATGATAACTTACAAAACCATTATCAAGTCAATTTTCAACTGATGCAACATCATCATTACTCGCTAACTGAAATTGACTTGATGATGCCTTGGGAGAGAGAAATTTATCTTGCTATGCTATTGCAATACCTTGAAGAAGAAGCCGAAAGACAAAAACAGAGAGCAGGTTAAATGGCAGCAGCTACACTTAATGACGTAACAAATTCATTATTAATGTTAAATAATGAGCAGGGTAATACGACAGAGGCTGTAAAGTCTCTGGTTAAACGTATGCAGGCTATGCTTGACTTTGATAAGCGCAAAGCATTAGATGATGCTGAATCCGCAAGAGAAGCTGGCAACAAAGCTAAGACTCAATCACAGAGAACTTCTGCTTCATCTGTTAGCAGTCCATTTGGTATGGGTGATGCTTTAGTCGCTGGTGCTTTATTATCATTCTTTGCTCTGAATGATGAAATTAGAGGCTTCATTGACGGCGCACAAGATAACCTTTTGAAGTTTGTTAATGACGTACAGAAGATTATGTTCACTCTGAATCAAGGACTGATTAGACTTCGAAACTTCATTGACATTAATATCATTTCTCGGATCAGAATGTTAATTCTTGATTTTAGAACAAATCCAAAGCTCACTAATATTTCAACTGTCATAGAAGAATCTTTAGATGTTCTAAAAGGTATTATTGATAGAACCACTAAAACTATTACTAATACATTTAAAGTTATAGGCAATGCTTTTAGATTTATTGGCACTATGCTTAGAGTGCCACTTGCATTCATAACTAACGGTGTTAGTGAAGCTCTTCTTGCAGTAACAAAGCTGAAACCTGTATTCAATTTCTTTAAGGGTATTGGTACAATATTCGGTAAACTTTTCTTACCATTGACTGTCTTCATTACTGCATGGGACACAATTAGCGGTGCAGTAGACGGTTTTAAAGAAGAAGGTCTTGTCGGTGGCATTGAAGGCGCTGTAACAGGCTTCTTTAACTCTTTAATTTTTGCGCCTCTCGATCTTCTGAAAGAAGCTACAGAATGGGTGTTAAAACAGGTCGGTTTAACAAGTATAGCTGATGCTCTTGACGACTTCTCTTTCCAAGAGACATTCACAGAATTAGTCGGTTCTGTTTTCGATACACTTAAAGGCGCAGTAAAATGGATTAAAACAGTATTCACAGACCCAAAAAAGGCATTGGAGCAACTTTGGCTAGGTCTGGTAGGTGAAGGCGGTTTGCTTGATATTCTTTACGCACCATTAAACGCAGCAGTAAACTTCATTAGAGGTATTTTTAATCTTGGTGATCCTGATCAGCCATTCAGAATGGGTGCATTTATCGAAGGATTGATCACACAGACTGTTGATATCTTCGCACAAATCTTTAATAGATTTATGAATATGCTGAAGTCTATTCCTGTAGTCAAAGAATTCTTTAGGTCTGAAGAAGAAAAGGCGTTGGAACAAAAACGTAAAGCGCTAGAAGAAGAGGCCTCTAGGCTCAAGAGAGAAATAAACAAACTTGAAGGCGACAAGTTTATGGCAGGCGAAAGAAAGCTGCTCATGCAACGTAGACAGGGCGGTGTTGAAAGTGTGCCTCTAGGATTTAGAACCTTAGGTGAGAGCATGGATAGCGCTATTGAAAGACGTAAAGCCGAAAGAGACGCAGCACTATCAGCTATTCAGAACTTAAGCGCTCGACAATTAATGAAACGTATGGAAGGCGCACAAGTTGCGCAGATGTTAGCCTTGGCTAATAGAGAGGTATCTACCATGCAGTCTGGAGTTACTAATACAGTTGTCGATAACTCTACTGTAGCACCAAACACTACAACGGTAAACAATCAAATGGCTGTACCTACACCATCGGTAGAAACCGAAAGATTTTCATTAGATTAATAAAAAAAATGGCTCCCAGCACAAAGGTTAAAGAAAAAGCTGGGAGCCATTTTATCATCTAGTCATCTTCAGTTAGACGGCTGAAAATCTCATCAACATTAAGATCATCATCGTCATCAGAAGATGCACTAGACATTGGAGAAGGTGCTACAGTCTTCATAGGAGCTGCCTCAGCAGTCACTGAGAGGTCTTCTTGCTGTTGAGCAGTGAAAGTTTCACTTACGCCCAGAACAGCGTCTAGACGTGCCTTAAGCTCATCATAAGACTTATAGTTAGCAGCATCAGTAAACTCAGACAATGGGTAAACTTTCTGATATGTCATTTCGAGCATATCATCATCACCCAATGCAGTAGGAGAAGCAAACTCAGAACGGTCATAGTTCCGATAGCCTTCTACTTGACGAATCTTGAGTTTAAAGTCCGCACCTTCCCAAAGGTCAAAAGGATTTACAGGGTCTTCATCTTGAAACTGTGGCTGCATAGAATCCATCAGCTTGTCAAAGATTTTCTTGCCATATTCATACAAGAATACTTTGCCTTCGTTCTGAGGATTTTCTGGATCAGAGACAACATAGATGTTAGAAACATAATGAAGACGACGTTTCTGTTTTCGAGCAGTCTCTTTATCTGCATCTACACCAGAGTTCCAAAGACGTGAGTTTACCTCACCAACAGGGTCTTTTTGACCAATAGATGTTAGTGACTTTTCGATGTACCACATTCCAGTAGTATCGCCTTTAAAGCCGTGGTCCCAGTAACGCACCCATGGCAACTCTTCACCTTCAGGAGCTGGCAAAAAGCGAATGACTGCATAGCCATTGCCTGCTTTATCTACTGATGGCTTCCATTTACGTTCATCTGGACCGTTATTGTTTGCGGAAGACTCGTTAAGCTTTGCAGATGCTGCAACCAGCTTATCAATAGATGAACCACGGGATTGTTTGAGATTCGAAAGTGACATATTTGTATTTTCCTTATATTACAGAGTATTAACTTTTGTATTGTATTACAGTGTGTGTAGTATGTCAATCATTTTTTTCAAAGGTGATTGAGCCTTCTTTTACCTCCATAGGCTTTGGAGATTCTTTTTTATTGAACAGAGTCTTTAAATCTGGATAGACGGTAATAAAGCCATCCTGTTCAACATGTTCATATTCGTCAAAGAGTTCAAGCTGGGTCTCTCTCTGGACAGAAGCATTCTCCGATTGCGGGGAGTTCTGGTTGCTCATCTGATACCTCCTCTGGTGTTTCTTCTCCAGTGCTGTCATCAGCGGTTGTAGGTTCTCCGACATCTGTAGCATCTGATGGTAGTGGTTCTTCAAAGATTTCTGGGGCACTTACTGTTTCCTCTTCTTGTGAAAATCTGCCAAGCAAATCATCTTTGTAAACAAACGAACAGGCACCAATACCAAGAAATACAACCACAAATGGAATGTATAATCCAATTAATTTTAACATAAAGTTCCTCAGTGTTTTCATAATGGTAATTTATTTACCTTTTCTAGATAGTTAAGCTCTCTGGCTTCATATTCGATCTTATCTTTGATGCTCATATTTAGTAGAGAGTTAGTTTCATCAGGTTCGATTGAATTGCTCTTGCACACTTCTAAAACGGCATCCATATATGAATGATTCTTTTCATGTACATACTGCTCAACTAAAACACAAAACTTTTCTTTTGTCAAGATTTTATCACTAATCATTTCACATCTCATTCATTCTAATTAAATTCATATAGTCTTCTCTGTTATCACCTGTAACTGGCGATCTGCGATTACAAGTCTGACAGGCAGGAAGGCCTTCTCTTGAATTTTCACAGAAATGTTTTTTTCTGTAACCATTTAAGTTCTCATTATAATTAATAAACTCTTCAATGTTTTCTTCAAAGATGTTACCTAGTATAAGAGGATTCCAGTCATCACAGCATAGATTATAATTACCATTCCAGTCAATATACATATTATACACTAATTTAGCACATGCATTATCCTCAAATTCATCAAAAGTATTTTCGCCTAGAAATCCTCCACGATTTGTCATTCCCTCTTTGCTACCTGTAAGTCCCCTGCGAACACTGCTGCCTTTTGTAAATTGATCAAAATTTAATCCATAGTCAGGTTTTCTGATCAATCGAATATTAGAATATTCATTATACTTTTTAATAATGCAATTGGCCTCAGATTCATCAGGTGTGTATATATCATATGAGAAACGAACCCTAGCATCATTAAAAAACTTTTTTAAGGCATCTATTTTCTTACCATTTGTCGTGACTTGCACTCGATAGTTGGGTTCATTTTCTAAAAAAATATCTAAAATTTCATCAAAGTTTTTTGTGAGCGTAGGTTCACCTCGTCCAGCAAAAATAACTTTGCCTTTAAAATGTAAATTGTCTAGTTGATTCTTAATTTCTCTAGCAGTGTCAAGGGACATGTGTAGATTCTGATTAGGATAACCATGTGCCCTTGGGCAGAAACTGCACTGTAGATTGCACAATTCTGTTGGATTAATCTCTATGTACTTGACAAAGTTAAAGTAGTTCATTAATACCAATCACTTGCTAATTTTCGATCATCAAGGTACTCGGAGTACCCGTCAAGATTACTTTTAATTTCATTCATATCATAATAGTTAATATACTCTTCATCATATGTAGCCTGTGATTCCATTCGACAAAGTGCTTTAAACTGCTTTTTTTGCTTTGTGTTGTTCAGGCGTGCCTTCAAAGACATATTTTTTCCCATTCAAATGTTATAATATCGTGCTTATGCCAATCTAATGGATTATCCGAGATTGTCAATAATTTTTCAAACTGTCTATACTCAAGAATTTTATCAGGTATATGCGTATAGTTTTTCTGCACTACAGCTTTACCTGGTTGTAGTTCCATACCCGAGAAGACTTTCATTAGTTTATTCTCTAAATGAAAGTCCCCCCATCTTATACCATTAAATCTTTCATCATATCCACCAACCATAAGAAAGTATTTTACAGGAATAGTGTATTGATTTTCAGCAATCTTTACATATTCATTTTCTTCATAGTCGATATTTTCTTGAATACGTTCTAATGCAAAGGGTAAAAGAACGTGATCCAAATCTAAAAAAGTTGCCCATTCTGTTTTACACATTACAGCAGCTAAGTTTCTAGCTGCATGAGAGTTAAAGCCAACATTCTCTTTGAGTCGATACAGAGTTATATTCTCTGTATCAAACTCTTGTAACACATCTTTTGCAGGGTATTTTTGAGAAGCATCATCAACTACAATTAAATTACTGAAGTAATCTCTATTGAAATTATTCTCAATAAAGATTTGTAAGTATCCTGGATTATCATAGTATGTTGTAATTAATGTGTTCATTCATTTCCAAAAACAGTGTTGACTTGATTATTAACTAGAACAAATTTAGCATTTCTTTGAATTTTAGTTAACTTTATTGCATTGACATATGTACATGCCGATCTAATACCACCTAACAAATCATCAATAGTATTTTGAAGAGGGCCTTTATATTTTACTAAAACTTCTTTTCCTTCTGCCGCACGATAGTTTTTTAAACCACCACTGTGCTTTTCATTTGCAGTTAAGGAAGACATGCCATAAAATTTTACAAACTTATTTTCATCAATAATAGGCACCCAGCCATTTCCTTCAGGATGCTGCATGACTTCACTACTCTGCTCATATTTTGTGATAATCTCGCCTCCACCCTCATCATGTCCAGCAAGCATACCTCCAAGCATAACAAAATCTGCACCAGCAACGAAAGCTTTTGCTACATCACCAGGATTAGTGCAGCCTCCATCAGCACATACATACATTCTTCGTTTGTTTGTCAATACTCGTTTGTTAATTTTTTCAGCTTCTTCGGCAACTTCTAAGATTGTAGACAGTTGAGGATAGCCAATTCCTGATTTTATTCTTGTTGTGCAAACACTACCAGGTCCAATTCCAACTTTTATGCAGTTTGCGCCTGCATAGAAAAGATCAGCGGCGATTCCTGGAGTTACAACATTTCCAACCATAATAAATGTTGTTTCGCCACACAAATCTCTGACTTGTTGCACAAAATCAGTAACTCTTTTTAAATACCCATTTGGAGTGTCAATACAAATTTTGTTGAATTTTTCTTTATGTTGTCGCACTCTTTCTAAGTCATACGCAGAAATACCAACAGTCAAGAAATAGTTAGAAGCGTCTTCAATCTTATCCAATTCTTCATCAGAATATGATTTATTAATTGCTGTCAACATATTATTCTTAGACATACGCTCGGCAACTTCAAGAGTGCCAACGCCATCCATGTTTGCTGCAATGATAGGTACACAAGTAAAAGAGTTTTCCGTGATGTCTTTACCGTAAGGTTTACCTGTATTTTCGTCCACAAACTTCTCAAATGCGGTCGCTGTTGTAAAAGGAACTTCAAGTTTAACATTTCGTCTGGATAAAACGTCTCCTGCATTTCGCCTGTCTCTAAATTTTCCAGACTCTTCTCCTTCAGACGGTACAATTAAAACATCAGAGAAGTCTAGCTTAATTTCATTAGAGAGAAATTTTTCCATTTTGAGGGTTCCTTTTTTTCACATCAAATTCAAAAGTAATAGCATCATATTTAGACTCTATTATAAATCTTTCTTCAAACACTTCAAGACATTTTTTTAAGAAATTGCAATGTCGGTATCTCCATAAATTCTACCATTATTAATAGTAGATTTAGTAGATACTGTTGACCCTGTTTTAATTTGAATAGAGTGACCAGCACCAGCAGATTGATTTCTTCCAGAAGAAGTAACATAATTAGGTGTGCTACTGCTGCCGATACCCGAACCAGCGCCTGATCCTGATACACCTATAGCTATAGCCCTAGCTTCAGGAGTGTTAATGTTGATCGTCCTGTCCGCAACCGCTCCACCTGTTCCCTGACTGCCACCACTTAACCCTGATCCACCTGATGTAGCTGAGGCAGATGGATTTGACATGCTGGATAAATTGCTACCGTTGATTACAGCATATGCGTCCGCTATTGCTGTTACTGATCCACCATCTCCTTGGGAATTAGTATCTCTATCAGTAACAAAATGACCAGCACCACCATTGTTTGCTCTAAATGCGCCTGGATCGGTACCACGGTCCTGGTTATCTTCCACTTCGGCACTAGCGGTAGCCGTTCCTTTTCCTCCACGGCCACCATTCCATCCACCGCCTCCACCTCTTTTACCATTCGCAACAGCTGGACCAACGAATCCACCGCCGCCAAAAACTGTTTGAGGTTCACTGGCAGAGGTTATAGCTTCGTTGCCACCATCACCACCACCTGCAATAAAACCTTTTTCTAGATTTGTAATAGTAACTTTTGTTTGGTCAGAATCAACAAAGATAGCGGCATTACCTGCATGTGTACCTACACTATTACCATAATTAACCTTTGTATAAGCATTATTTGATAGTGGCGACCCATGTCCACCTCTACCAGCAATAATACCATTATTTTGAATAGTGATATCTGTAAAACTACCTCCAAATATGATAGAGTTATTGAATACCGTATCACTATCAAGACTAAACACAAGTGGAACAACTACATTATTGCCTGCATTTGATCCTATAGTTTTATTAGCAATTTCAAATAGATTTAAT